GTTGTGTCGCTTGGCCCGCGCCACCACCACCACCGCCGCCGGACTCACCGACAGGACGCCCTGTTCGCGTGTCAAGTCCGGCCGCCTGCATCTCCCTACGCATACGCCGCAATGCTTCTGTGCTTTTTGTGCCGAATTTTTCCTCTTGAGCCTTTAGTGTTTCGCTTAGGTTTTCCTGTGACTCAAGAAGCTGGTTTGTTGCATGGCGCATTTCGATAAGCTTTTTCGTTATTGCCGCAATGCCGACCGCCGCCGCCGTGAATAGGCTCACGCTACCAACGGCCGCCGCAATGCCGCCGTGTACCGCAAGCGCAACCACGTTAGCCGCAAGTGTCGCCATGATAGGCGCAAGCTTCACGCCTACCGCATAGGCAACTCCAAGCTTGGTAACAAACATTGCGATCTCTCGCGTTGTTCTGATTTGCGCTGACGTGATGCCGTTAAGCTTTTCTGTTAATACCGAAAGCGACTCATTAAGCGACTTAACTCTGCCGTCAACTGATAAGAACTGAACCACAAGGCCGCCAGCCGCTTCGCGCACACCGCGCATGCGCTCGCCAGTAAGTCGCATCTGGTTTGCAAGTTGATCCTGCGTGCGTGCGTAATCGCCCTGAGCTTTTTTCGTTTGCTTCATGGCAATTTCAAGCGCTGCAAGAGCCTTTGCCTGCAACAGCGTTTTGCCCTCAACGTCCTGCAATCGCTTTACGCTGTTTTTGAACTCGTCGCTATTCTGCCGCACTACGATTCCGAGAGCCTTTGCTTGCTCTGTTTCGCCAACAAGAAGCTTGGTCAATGCCTGCGACGCACGCGCAGCGCCGCCCTCTATATTCGTAAAGCTGGCAAGGTCAACCGCAAGCTCATTCGTCTGCTTTGCCAAGTCAAGGGCCGCATCTTCGGCAAACCCGAATCCAACAAGTATATCGCCTGTATCGGCAAGAAGCTTGCGCGAGCTGCTACCGATTAGGCCATAGCTTTTTGCAAGATCATCCGCTACCTTGTTGATGTCTTGCGCCGCTCCGCTGAATACTTCATTGTATTTGTTGGTGATCTCTATTGCGTCGCTAAAATCACCTACAAGCCGTGACAACCCGCGCCCTGCGCCTATGCTGGCAATGATGCCGGACGCAGCAACGGCAAAGCCCTGCACGCGCTTCAGTCCACGATTGAGGCCCGTTTCAAGCCCACGGTTTCGCGTGCCAAGCTCGACATAAGCATCACCTACTTTTTCAGCCATTATAGCGCTCCCATCAATTCGCCAAGTCCGACCTGCTTGCGGCCCGTTCTACTCATGAGCGCGGTTGCCGCTGATGCAAGCCTGTTTGTGCAGTCACTTCGATTGCTGCCTGTGCCATCATTATACAAGAAAGCCTGCCGCTCCCGCAACTGCGATAACGTCAGGCTCCCTAATCTCTCGCCAAAATAAAACCGCGTCTCTGCGGCCATCTGCCCCCAATCAAGGGGCTTTACTTTTTTTTTGCTCTGGCCTTGTTCTCTGCCTTTGATGCTTCGTCACTGTCGGCAACTTCATTGCCCATCGCAACGGCCGCAATCTCAAGAGCCTTTTCGATGTTGCGCCCGCTTAACAGCGTCTTGACGTCATCTTCATCAAGATCAGGGCAAGCCTTGGCAATGAGTATGCTTACTGATGTAAGCGGTATCTTGCCCGTCTCGATTGCCTCCTGTGCCATGATGTCAACCGGCTTTTCTCGCTCATCAAACGCGAGAAACGCCTCACGCATCACGGCAAACAGCTCATCAATGCAGAGCTGCTTTACCGCAACGCGCATGCCGCCAACATCAACCGATGCGTCCACTCCTAATGTTTTCGCAAGTGTGCCCATTATGCCACCGTGATTGGGCCGGTTGACTCAAAGTCATGGTCAAACGTGACTTTGTCCTGCGGGTTATTTACGCCCATAGAGTGACGCGCCTTGAATGTGAGCGACGCCAAGCCGGTGCCGGATGATCCGAGCGTCAGCACAAGCGTAGCCACGCTGGTGTTAGGCAGGATTGCTTCATGCGCGGAAAACGTGCCTGTAACATCCTGAATAAGAAACTTGCGCTCACGATAGCCGGAGCTGCCAAGATGCGTGCTGTCATAATTCTCATGGTTGATCGTTGCGTTCCATTCCGCAACCTCAACCGCGCTGCCATTTGCCGTAACACTGCCACCAAATCCGCTGATCGCCTTTTGACTCATTGCCATAATATCACCTCTCTCTGTTATTACTCTGCTATATTGTAGGCATAAGTTGCCACGATATGCCAACCTTTTTGCGATGGTTCCTCAATGCAAAGCGCGTCCTGCGTCTTGTATCCCATCACCTGATTATACCCGCCTGTCAACGCAAGATCAACGTGGTTGAATGCGTCATGCCACGCGCCTATGATTGAAAGCGCACGGTCTGGGCTGCGGCGGTTGTCGTAAACGCTAACGTCCAGGCTAATGTCGTCATAGATGCCGCCCGCGCTTGTGCCCTGCCCGACGGTTGACTCAGCAAGGCTGGCCGGTATGTTTGCAACGATGAAGGGAAAGGTCGCGCTCTGCGGCGCTCTGCCGAAATAGAAGCCGGTTGCGCCCGCTGATCTTACCGCAGCCCCGTTGCTGCTATCGTAGCGCGCCTTGACTGCCGTTAGGAGTGATTGTGTAGATGTGTCGCTGCTCATATTACATTCCTTCCGGCCGCACGCTGTATGCGGCTTTTATTGCGCTTTAGTGCTGGCCTGAGAAAAGGGCGCGCTGCCATAAGTGCCGTGCCGTATTCGAGCCATAAAGCATAGCCTACGCTCTCGCGTCCGCCAATTCCTGTGCCAACCCTTGCGGAGCTGATGCCGCGCTTTTCTGCTCCTACGTTGCGCTTTAGGTGGCCTGTCTGGACATGCGGAATGCCCCCCGGTTGGCTTGGGTTGCCCTGATCGCCACCGCCTGAGCGTGTGCCGGTAGCGCCTGATGCTGGGAAAGCCTGCCGGATGTCACTTGCAAGCATCTCGGCTGCGCGCATGATGTTGTCACCCATGCCGCGCTTTACTTTATTTGCAACGCGGTTACCGTGCCATGTGACTTTTGTCTTGCTGCCGCCAGCGCTTACGAATCTGCCTTTTGCATCTCTAAGCCTTGCCATACTACACCCGCCTAACCGCGTCCACCTGCAATAAATCCTCATGCAGGTCAACGTCGATGACAAACGTTACATCATAATTGCGGCCCTCAATCGTCACGCGGTCGGTATCGGATATTGTTATGCCGCCCTTAAAGTATATGCGGTGTGTGCTGTTCTCGCGGTCGGTGCCTAATGCTGGCACCTCATCGCCCTGCAATGCTCGCACGCGGCACTTGATGTTGTTTAACCTTGGATTACTGCCGTATGACTCGCTAACGCCGCCTATATCATCCTGTGAGGCTGTAAGCGAGTAGACGCTTGCCCGCTTGTTGAGTATGCCCTCGACGTTCATCAAGCAAACTCCACACGCTTATAGCGCCTTAATTCGCTGGCGTAAGTGTTGACAATGCTCTGCGCGTCTATGCCGCCGGTCGTGTATGCGTAATCGCCAAGCTTTTCGCTTTTGAGCGTATTGTCGCGCTTGCTCATATTCTCGGCATCTACGACCATCCGCACCACTGCGTTTTTCAAGTCCTCTGGAATGTTGGCGTATCCGGCCTTATACCATGCAAAGATATTGCTGCGGCCCTGCGGGAATATACCCTCAATAAGCCATTCGCTCGAATCAGACACGCGGGCATCCATTGCCTCATCCGGCATCTCAATGTCAACAACATCACCGGCGCTTTCGACGTATTGCGCGAACGGGCGCATTTTGGTCGGCACATAGTTATCCGCGCCGCTTGTGATTGTGAACGTCCAGTTGCCGCCTTCGATTGCAGCCTTTAGCGCGGTAATGGTGCTATAAGAGGATAGCGTCAGGTCGGTAGGAGTATCGCCATCAACAAGCGTCAGCGTCACCCCGTCGCTGCTTGCAAACGCTTCCGGGGCTGTTCCGGTGTATGCCAGCCGCCCCATGTCCTGCACTTCGTTTGATACCTGATAGAGCCGCGTTACCGGATATTGCCTGAGCGCAAGATAGCGCGATCCGTTGCCGTCGTACCACTGGCGGTAAGTTGCCTGGGTGAACGTGCGGTCACACCAATCCTCGACTGCCGCGCTTACCTGCGTAATCAAAGCCTTGCGCCGCGCTATGGCGGCCGTGTCGGTTTCGGTTGCGCCAAGGTACTTATTAACGTCTGCCAGTGTGACAAGATCGGCCATGATTAGCCCTCTATAACGATGTAAGCCTTTTTGCCCTTGAGAAGTTGCTGCCCACCATCGGCAACCACTACGGCCGCATCAGTAAGCATACGGATGCTGCCAATGCTTTTAACTTCAATGCGCTGGCCTGCTGGGGCTTTGGTTGCCTCTGCCTGCTTGATTGCCTTGTCGCTTTTCGGTGCGTCTTTTTGTTTACGGATTGCCATTGTTGCCGTCCTTTATTTTTGGGCTGATATATACACTGTGTTAGTGCCGCTAGCTGCCGACAGAACCACGCCGTCAATAGGTGAGCCTCCCACAAACTCTAAAGTGGTGCTTGAGGGGATGGCGATAGCGTTTGTGCTTGCAAGCATTGTTCCGTGTTGCGTCGATGTAACGCGAGGCGTTACATAAACAACCGCGCTGCCAGTGTTGTTTACGGAAACCAGACGCGCCGCCGGAGTGATTGTCACATCATTTGTTGCCGTGGTCACGCTTATTGCTCTGCCGCCTGTGCCGCCGGTCATGGTGATTGTTTCGTCAGCAAAGGCAACGAGAGCCAATGCTGTGATTAAGCCTGCGATTGATGTTGCTATAAGTCTTTTCATTGCCTTGCTTTTTCCTTTCTCCTGTAAGGGTCGGGTGACGCGGGCAGGAGTGACCCGCGCCACCCTACTGGGTGCCTGCGGAGGCAGGTTATGATTCATTACGGAACTAGTTGCACCCAGTCGTTAGTGGTAGTGCCTTTGCTGATCCAAACGGCGTTTGTTCCTGTTCCGGCGCTACCTACAAGCATTTGACCAATATATGCTGGGGTGTATTCAGTTGCCGTTGTGGTTGCGTTGGTATCGCTCTGTGTAATTGTGCCGATATTGGCAGAATCAACTACATCAGCATCTAAAGATACAACACCGCTCGACACGCTTACGTCGCCAAGGTCGGCGTCAGCCAATTCATCAGCAGCAACGCTGTCGGGAGCAAGAGCGAACGTAAGATTCGTGCCGTCCTGAGACACAGAAACATCACCGTTTATTCCCATTTCTGTGCGGTTGCTTGAATCGTTGCCGACGTATATCTTATCAGCCGTCAGCGTATGCGTTGCCGTATCCGTCACGGTGCCGCTGATAGTAGGCGAGGCAAGCCCCAGCCCTGTATAAGTCAGCGTGCCGCTCTGGTTGCTATTTGACCATGAGAACGTAGTGTCCCCTGCCACATAAGCAATCCCGCACACAACGATTGACATTGCGAGGAATAGTGCTTTTTTCATTTCTCCCCCTTTCAAGGGTTAGGGGCTGCGGCCTCAAATAGACCGCGCCCCAACCTCAACAGTTACGCGATGGCTTCGGGCATATCCGCTGCGCCGTTCGAGTGACGCGGCTCATATGGGATGTAAATAAGCGCCGCTGCCGTGTTGTTCGACAGTGATGCAACATCCAGACGCACATAACGGAATCCGTTATCAGCGTCCAAGTCCTCAGCCTGAATATCGAACACATAAGTATTCGTGCCGGTCAGCGCGCCAGCCGTGGTCAGCGTGGTAGCTTCCACAAGCGTCAAATCGCTGGTTGTGACGCCGGTTTCGTTTTTCAGGTACGATGCGAAGGCCAGAGCCTTTTCATCGCTACCGTCAGCAGCAGCACTCTGTTTCAGCGTTACCGTTGCGGTTCCAGCGCCGGACTGCGTAAGCACGAGGACGGCCAAGCAGCGGCGGTAATTAGCCATATCAACCACGTTAGTGTCAACCGTGAAGCTGCTCGCTGCGGCTGCTACGGCGTCAGGGATGGCGATTGCGATATTATCAATCAGTCTCATTATCAATCTCTCTTTCTTTTATGGGGTTGCTGACCGCCCTATGCGGCCAGCGTTCCCCGATTGAACTAGCTCAAGTGAACAAACGGAGCAAGCGTGTCGCCATGCTTCGGAGTGAACACATTTTTAGGCCCGACCTGACCATCAACATACTTGATGATGCGGTATGCGGTCTGCGCCTCAAGGAACTTAACATGCATCGACTCTGCAACGTCCGGCCCCTCGACAAAATCCCCGATCTCATACTGGCTAAAATCACCAAGGATGATATCGCCAGCCGTTCCGAGCGCCTCTGGATACTCAGAGAACTGCACAGGATAGCCATAAAGGAATCCAGGGATGCCCTGCCGTGCGTCGTTGTTTGGAATCCAAACAGGAGCGCCGCCAGTACCAACCGCCAGATTAAGCTGAGCCAACTGAGGCAGGCATGTCTGGTTGCAGATCCACTTAACAGCCGACGCGCTCTTAACACGCAAACGTGCCAGCATTCCGAGGATGTCAGCGAGTACGATTGAGCTTGCCGTGTCGCGTGTCACCTGAATCTTGGCGTTAGCCTTCATGATGGCCTGTGGCTGTCCGGCCCCTGTGCCGTCTGTCAGGAATGCGCCATCCTCAGCAAACGCGATTGCCTTGCCAAGCTCCTGCACAAGCAGCCCGCCGGAAACGGTCGAGAACTTGAGCATTTCGTGGGACATATAACCAAGCGCCGTCAGCTTATTAAGGTCAAGCTTGCTCTTTTCAAACTTGATCTTTGAGCTTGTCTGCGTGGCGTTTTCGCCTTCCCAGTAAGCAATAGCCGCGCCTGCGACATAGCCGCCGGAGTGGTCATAATCCTGAACGCGGGTTCGCTCGATGCTCTTTGTACTCATCGGCACAACAGTGGCCTGCGGGCGCACAAGCGCGGACTCAATGGTCGCGCCGTCAAGCAGGATGCGCGTTTCGGTCGGTACAGCATATCCGCCTTCGTCGTCGACGGCAATCGTCTGCCCCGGTGTTCCGGCTGCTTTTGCGCCAAGCTGCATGGCTTTTTCCAAACGCTCCGGCGTGCGGCCATCGGCTGAAGCCTTAACGTCTTTGAAAAACTCAGCGGCGGCGTGAATCTTTGCGCCCTTAGAGCGTTCTTTTCCGGCCACAACGGGAGCGCCATAGCCCCAGCTTGGGTCGTGCTGTTCTTCGGTCTTGATCGTGGATGCAACAGCTTCTTTAACCTTGCTGTCAATATCCAGCTCTTTAACCTTGGATTCAAGCGCGCTTTTGATGCGCTTCTCGATGTCCTCGCCCGCGTCTTTCTCGGTGTGTGCTTCGGCAACACCCTTCTCAATCAGGTCTGCGGCGGTGTCTTTGTCACAGCGCAGGACTTGACCCTTGGCGTACTTAACGCCGTCAATTTCAACCTCGGCCAATAGTTTGATTTGTTCTTTCATGTTTACCTTTCGATGTTTCGTGAATAGTTCGGTAATGTGCCGCACTTTGCGGCTTTGCTTGTGCTTGGCTGCGGTCGGCTTTGGATGGCCCCGCTTTACCCTACACTCAGGACGATATAATTATCATACGCGACCGCGCACAATGTCAACCGCTAATTTCGTGTGCGCCTCAACGTCCGGCGATTTGACAACCTCGACAATGCGCGGATAACCAACAGGCTCTATGCTCGGCACCTTTTCAATGTGCTTGGGGTGCGTCTTTTTGCTCTCGGCTTTCTCTGTGATAAGCTGATCAACCTTTGCCTTAAGGTCGCGTATTTCGCTTTCAAGCTGTTTTATGCGCTCGTCTTTCGGGTCTGCCTGTGGTTCGGGTTCCGGCAGATCAAGCGTCTTGCGTATAATCTTGCGCTCATCGTCGCTGATTGCAGCCTTTGCAAGCGCGGTCTGTACGGCGTTGCTATTGGCTGGCACGCTGACAATCGACACTTCCCAAAGAACGGCCTTGGATATGATGCCGGTTAACTGGTCGAGGATCTTCTCGTTGAACTCAGGCCATTCATTGAGCATCTTGCGCGTTGCCTTGTTAAACTCTGGCGTCCCGGCGCGCAGAAATTCCCCCGGCCCCATGCCGATGCTTGCGGTTAGCGGCATGAACTTTGCAAGCGCAAGGAGCTTTTCGCCCTCCTCTGTCGGTGCCGCCTCGATGTGCATCTTGACTCCGTAATCATTCACGCCAACCCAAACAGCCTTACCAATCGGCATCTGGCTGTAATCGTGGCCTGGAATAATGACGCCGGTTTTCTTCCATTCGCTCATATCCAACCCACGCGGCATGACAATCTCATTGTCGCGGTCAATCTGGCGCGTGCTTACGATGATTGGGAACACGCGACTACCGCTCTCAATTTTCGGCTCGCCTTCAAACTTTGGCGCGGCCTTGATTATATCAACCGTCTCTGTCGTGTCGCGCCGGACGGCATCAAGGTCTACCACGTCAACACCTTTCTCCTGCGCCATTCCGCCAACAATTGCCACAATCTCGCTGCGCTGTTCTTCTTTGACTTTCTCCAACAATTTTCCAAGCTTGAACTTTCTCATGCTCATGGTTTCGCCTTTGTGTTGCGAGTCACACCGCAATGTGACTCAATGCCTCTGTTTCTTTCTTTGTCAGTTCGGGGTTCCATTCCAAGCCATAAACCTGCCTATGGTTGTCACTCGTGGTCATCAATCGGCTGTTCTCCGGCAGGTCAAGCGTCAACCCGCGCCCTCGCGCAAAGCCCATGTAGAACTCAACGCTTGGCCGCTCGTAGGTGCTTTCATGCCGTAGCTCACTATAGAAGTCCACGCCATAAATGTGGATCGGGTTGTAGCACTGCATCTGAATTGCAAGGGCAAGCATATAACTCATGGTGCAAGCGTGATACGGCCTGCCTGATCTCTGCCCCTCCCTCAATATGTGATCAAACCCGATAAATTCAATATGCTCACGCATAGGAAATGCAACGCTTGTTGGAAGCTCGCGCCATTCATGCTGCATGACAAGCGGCACCTTGGGCGGGTTCTCAAGGTAAAACGGCAGAAAACGCGCCTTGACGAAGCTATCCCCATGCACCTGAAAGAGCATCGTAATCTCTGGATTGGTCATGTAGTTGCATCCCCACGCCTCGCACTTCTTTGCGCGAGCGATTGCTAACCCCTGCTGCATGGTCGGGCCAGCGCCAAGTATGACAAGCGGCCTTGATTCCTGTTGTTTAGGCATTATTAACTCCTTTTTTATGCCTCTATGAATTGCGGCTCAAGATTGCATCTGCAATTGCTTGACAACACCCCATTGGCAATGTACATTGAACTAAAACAATGGAGGTCATACACATGGGTACTAACAGATTCAAGATTGATGTCGACGATATGCTGAAGCTCTACCACTCCGGGAGAAGCGTTAATAACCTCGCGCACCATTATGGGTGCAGCCGCGGCGTTATATGCAACAGACTCCGTAAAGCTGGCATCAAGCCACGGAACAGGAGCGAAGGCATGTTTCTCAGGATGAGCCAAACGAGCGCAAGCGAGCGCAAGCGACTCTCTGCCGCCGCTCATGATGCTGTCAGAGGTGCTAGCCATACCGACGAGCACAGAATAAAGATCGCGCAAACGATCGAACAGAATGCTATCACTTATGGAAACGCCAGTCGCATCGAGAATATAGCGCGAGAGATGTTCATTGCTCGCGGTTTTGATGTCACACCGCAACGTGCTATCGACAGGTATAACGTCGACCTTGCCATTGACACCAACCGCGTCGCCGTGGAGATTTTCGGCGGTCACTGGCATACTAGCGGCGGGCATGCCAAACGCTTTCGCCGCCGCTTTGATGCGATTATCAATGCGGGCTGGATTCCTGTTATCATTTGGTGTTCCCGTGACTATCCTCTCGAAGTCGGTGCTATACAGTACGTGGTCACCCTTTGCGAGAAACTGAGCAGGAATGAACCCGTTGGGCGTAGCGAGCATGTGATTCGGGGTGACGGTCAGCCGTGTGCCATTGGCGAGAGTAAGATTGACTACAAGGCCATTGTAGGGGGCGACAAGTGCGGCCCTCTGATCAGGGGCAAAGACGGTCGTTTCACCCACTAAGCAATTTACGTGCAGCGGCGGCGCTGGCGTGTCGCTGTACGACAGATCGAGCGTTACCGGCTTGCCTTCAAACTCAACCTCCATCACGTCGCCCTGGTTCCAGAAGCTTTGCCCAAGCTCAACCACGCGCCCGTGCATGGCTTGGCAGAAAGGGCAACTGTCGCCGTTCGCATCCCACACCTTAGCCGACACTACGCCGCTTTCCTGCCAACTTGCCTCACGGCCCAATTCGATTGCCCTTGCGCTCTCGGTGCGTGCAATCATCAATGATCGTGCATTGCGCCGCTCATCGCTAAACATGCCAACAATGCGCTTACGCAACTCCGGCACGCTTTCGCCATTCTTGATGCCAGCCTGTAGTTTGCGGATGAACTCACGCTTAACGCTGTCGCCCTCGCTTTCAAGGAACTTAAGCGTTTGTTTTTCGATTGCCTTTGCCGTTTCCTCGCGCCCGATAAATGCCCCCACGTCAATCTGTGCCCCGTCCGGCAACGCGATATTGCCAACTATAAGGCCGCGCTCCCATATCGGCGTCATGGCGCGCATGGCGTCATCAAGGTAGGTTTGTGCGTATGCGGTTGAGTCAAACTTAACCGCGTCATACTGGCCGCTAGGTGCAACGCGGTCAAATTCCCCTGTCAGGTCGCGCCCCTGATCTTGCTGCATCCTGTCGGTGACTGCCATGATCTCTTTTTCGGCGCTGTTAGGCTGCGGGTTTGCGCCGCCGCTAATGTCCGGGGCATCGTCTGGTTCGCGGGTTGGTGCCTTGGTGCGTGATTTAATGCCGCCGTAGGAGCCGGTCACGCTTCGCGGTTCGATAGTATTTTGATAGGCGGATGTGGTTATCGTACTCCCCAGCGGCAATCCTGTTGACGGCACTACGGGAACATCGCCCCACTCTACAGACGGCAAACCGTCCTTGGCGCGTTCCTCGTTTACTGTCGTCACAAAGTTTTTCAGATTGGTTTCACGCTCTTTGAGCATATACTCGCGATCTTCCGGCACAGGGTTATCGTATGCAACAAACAGGCGCGGCTCATCATAAAGCGGTATCAGTTGGCGGTTGAGCGCAGCCTCAAACATGCGGAGGCGTGGCAGAATAGTGAATCGCGTCCATTGCAATATGGCGGCATCAAGGTTGGCGCGGGGTACGCCCTCTGTCTTGCCAAGCGCAACCGGCACGCCAAACGCCCCGAATATTTGCTCCATCGTAACCTTGCGGCCTTGCAGGAATGCCATCTCACGCGGGCTGAATCCAAAGTTTTTAATGTCAATATCGCCACCGGCAAAGAACGGACGGCCAGCACGCGACACTCCGCCCCACTCGCTCATCCACTGCTTCTTGTATGCCTCAACGTCTTTACGCTGCACCCCTTCGCCCTTCATCACTACGGCAAAATCAGGCCGCCCCATGTTAGCGTTAAGGCTACCCTCGTATATGTCCATATCCATGTCGCGGTCAGCGGCAAGCGCTGCGGCTGTTAGCGGTGCCATGCCGATGTATGGGTTTTTAGGGTTCGGGAACTTGTTATGCACCATCAACTCAGCCGGTATGGTAATCGTGCTTGACCCGCGCCCAAGCTTATAGGCGGTGATGCCGTCGCCTTTGGTGAGTATAGGCTTCACATATTGCGATGGAAAAACGGTCAAGTTTGATGGCCTTCCGAGCGCATCAAGCTCAAATGCGGTATAGCTGTTGCCAGTAAGCTCCTCGAAAATAGCCAGCATCATGCAGTCAAAAAAGCCATCCGTCCACAGGTCAAGAAACGGGTGCGCTTCAATTTCCTCAATCTCGGCCGCGCTTCTGAATCGTGCGCTTTGACCTACCGTGGACTTGGCAAGCTGCATGCGCTCCTGCTTGGTGATGGTGCGGCCTATGCGCTTGCCTATGCCGCTGCGCGTGCCCGCCTTGCTCTGGCCTGTTGCCCTTGTCGCGTAAAGGCGTAACGGCTGCGCTGCACGTTCTGCGCTGTTCTTTGTGATGGCGTCATAAACCCATCCGACATAGCGATCAACATTGCTGGCCGGATCTGTTTTCGGCATGCCCTTGCGCTTGCCTTGCATCATACTAAACGCCGCAAAAGAGCCGTAAGGCGCTGATAACACATCAAACAGGTTGCGGCTGGCCTGTTTCATTGCAGAGAGCGGTTTTGTAATATTCATAGCAATAGGTTATCTTTTTTGCGCGCCGCCGTGCAATATTATTTTAACGATTCAAAAAGCTTTCTGTGGGCATCAATGTAATCCTCAACTGCGAAAGCCTGGTTGCGGTTGACCGCCTTTGTGATAGCCGCCTCCATTGATCGGTAGTCGTTAGGCGTGAAGCGCGTTGCGTTGTTCACGGAGTCGCACCAGCCCACGCCATTCGGGACAACACAATGCACACTGAGCGCGTTTGCCTCAAGCACTCCCATCGGCCCGCCCTCGTATCGGCTGGGGCATAGGTACAGATCAATGTGCTTGTACCAGTCGAGCATATTGCGCTCTGCCATCGTGCCGCCGGTTGCATCAATGTCCCATTCGGGGTGCATCGCCCGCAGCTTGTCCACTAAGTCCCAGCCTTTGCGGTATTCGTTTGCTTTGTTGCGGCATGCGGCTATCCCTATAATCGGCCTGCGCTTGGTGATGTAGTCCGGCACCGGCAGCGGGATTACGGTTGCCTTGTGGCGATAGCCGTCTATCTCCGCAAGGGTTGATTCACTCATAGGCACAAGTGCGTGTGAGTACATAACAGCATCACTCCACAAAAGCAGAAGCGAAGGCTCGTAATGCGTCAACATTGAGACAACCTTGCCGTCAAGATGGCCATTGTCCAGCTTTGCGCACTGTGCGTAGTTCATCAGGTAGGTTATGCCATCAGGCGGCATGGCCTCCGGTTGCGTCCGTAGCTCCCCGCCGAAAGCGTCTGCCAGAATCTTGCCGTGCCTGTCAAGAACCCAGCCGTCGCCCGATACGATTACTTGAAGGTTCATTGCTTGCCTTTGGTTTTTCTGTGTTTGATTAAACTCTCAACAACACACTCAACGATCATAATTGCAGAGCATATGGCTAGCACAATACCAACGCCAGAGCCTATTGATGCCGCCACCATGCACCCAACCAAAAAATTAACAAAACAATAAGACAGCATTAACGCATCGTTTTTAATTATTGATTGTATGTTCATCTCTTCGCCTCCTGTTATTACCTAACGCATATAAACGAGCCAATGCCAGACTGCTTGCCAGTCAATTTTTTTAGATACTAACACTACTGGAAATAATACAACACAAATAATAGCCACCATTCCATGACAATCAATAGTATGTGCTGGTGATAAAAAACGCCAATTTTTCATAAAAATAATACTACAAACCCTTGCCAGCCCATGCCATACAGTAATAAGCGCCAGTATTAGTAGTAAGCCCATTAGTTTCCTCCTTTTTCTATCGCCTCCGCAATTCGCATAAGTTGAAACATAATGCCCGTAAGCGTTATGTTGATGCCAACAAGCGCAATCACAATCGCTAAGCCCATCACTCACCTCCTATTATTTATCCACCCATACGGCATCAAGCGCCACGCGCCGCGCCTTGCCGTGATCGTTGCAGAAGTGAACACATTGAGCCATTGGCAGGTGTTCATTGTCCCACCAGATCGTGCCGTATTTGTAGGGAATCTCGGAATGGCTGATGCCGCCCTGTCGCAGCATAACGCTAAAGGCAGCGTTGCCAATCA